ACCCATTTTCTTCTATCGTCACTTGAATTAATTGAACCAATAAAGCAAAAATCATATATTTTATTATGATTCAATTCATTTATTTCATTATAATATTTTTTAGAAAACAATGCTATTTTAGGATCCCAAACAGCATCATTTGGATTTAGATTAGCTTCTATTAATGCTTCTTCCATATGATACTGAAGTGCTAGATAATATTGCTCACCAAATTGTAATTCATTACTGATTACATTTGATTCAGGTGTGTAAATATTTTGCTCTGATGTTATAACAGAAATTTCCTTAGTATGATAATTAAATAACTTTATAGGATTATATTTTTTTAATGGAAGATAATCGCAACTTAGTTGCATCCAATTCCCATCATTAGTATCAGTATTGTCTGCGTTTTGATTACAACAATTACCTATAAGAATATATTTAAATTTTTTGTTTTCAATTAAATAATCCAAAAATTTATAAATATTATTTAAAGACCAATGTTGTAACACGTCCTTCAAAATACATAATTCTCCATTTATAATACTTTCTTTTTTATTACAAAAATCAAGATGTATAAAAGAATATTTTGTTAATTCGTGTTGCGTTGAGTTATAATCTATTACTTTTTTATATACATCATATCCAGTGTATACAACATCTAATTCATCATATATTAATTTACCACATCTAAAATCGCCACACCCTAAATCAACTATACTTTTAATGTTATTATCAGTAATAAATTTTTTTAAAAAAGGAATATAAGTATCTATATTATAATCTATATCACTTCCAAGCCCGCTACTACCATTATATTCAGTAATATTATTATTTCCCCATACACCTTGTTCATATACATATGTAAAAGCTTCCTCCATTATAATTAAAATAAATAAATTTAAAAATTTATATAAACGTAAAATGAAAAATCTGAAAGTAAAATTTCTTCTTAAATTTATATTAATTTGTTCTTTTCTTTAATTTTCAAATATTTTATCGATATTTGAAAATAATAATTAAATAGTATGAATAAATTCCCAGTCTAATTCTTCGCAAATTTTTTTCCATATAGCATCTTGTTCTATTCTTTTTTCTTTATCTTTCAGCATAGGAAAAAATTCTAAATATTGAGTTTCGCCTAATAATTCACATAATTTATATGCGGTATAATAATAATTTAAAAAATTTACTCTATCATCTGGACAATACTTAGAATATGGCGATTGAAGTTCAGTAAAAAGATTACATAACGTTTCTTCTAATTCAGGCGACATTGTTGGAGGTTTAATACCTAATTTATCTTTTATAAATGGAATATGTTCATAATATTTATTATATCCTAATTTTTTTAGGATCTCTTTTGTTTTAAAATTTGTAATTTGATTCAATTCAATTCTCTCTTTTTTAATTTGGAGTTTTATATTTTCAATAACATCAATAGGTATTTGTGTAGTTTCTTTGCCTTGAAATTGTGCTAATATTTCTTTAAAATGATTAATTCTCTTATACGCATAAAAACATACTTCTTTTGGTGGTTCTTTATAGGATGGTTTTTCATTTTCTATTAAATAAGGAATACTTTTAAAACAATTATTACAAACTAATATTCCTTCATCTTCTAAAGGGATTAATTCACCTTTTAAACAAGATTTACAAATATCAGTTTGACAAACAAAAGAATTTACATCGATAAAAAAATCATCTATATTACTTAAATATTTTTGAACAATATTATTATTTTTTTGATTATTTAATTCATTATTTTCGTCATCTTTTTTAATTTTAAAAAAAGAATCAACTATTTTTGATTTATTTGTATTTGCTAGTAATGTATTATTACCATCTGATATTCCTTTCTTATTCTCAAAGTATTCAAATATAAATTTTGAATTATCTAAAAAATAATTCTTTTTTTTAGATCTAGTTTCTTTAATTGTATTAGTTAAATCCTTTAAATTATCTTCAAGATCAAGCCGTTGTTCTATTGTTAAGTTTTCATCGTTAAGTTGTGATTTAATTTCTTGTATCTCAAATTTTAAATTAGGAATCGTATCAAATTCGTCTTTATTAAATTCATTCAAAAATTCTTTGTGTTTAGAATCAAGTGTAACTGATGTTTTTTTATTGAATTTTAATTTTTTTACAGATTTTGGTTTAAAATTAGGCATATTCTTTTTAATATTTTATAATAAAATTTATTTAATTTATAATATAAATAAATTATATTATTTTTATAGTTCAGAATTTTAATTAAAATTAATCAAATATTTATAGTTTTATAGTTTTATAGTTTTATAGTTTATAGTTTATAGTTTATAGTTTTATAGTTTTATAGTTTATAGTTTTTAATAATATAAAAAATTGAATTAAAAATATATAACATCATAATTATTATAATTAGAATACTATGTTCCACATTCTTGATAAGATGTTTGTAAAGAGATTTTGTTTGCCTTCAAATTCGGATATTGAATTATATGAAAATGGGGTTGATACTGTTCCACAGTGTGTTTGCGGACATTATAACCACGTATCGTGCATCTTGAAAGGGAAAGGGCGATTTGAAAAAGGCTAACATATTAAGTTTTGGCGTTAACCAAATGGGTGACACAAATGGCGAAAAACCAGGTATTCACGCAGAAGAAGACGCGATATCCAAGTTGATACCATTAAAAAGAAAAAAACGTTTAGAGTCAATTAACATATTAGTTATAAGAGTATCTCCAAAAAATAAATTACAACCTAGCAAGCCTTGTAGTAATTGTTTAAAATTAATGAATATATTACCAGAAAAGAAAGGATATAAAATTGAAAATGTTTATTATTCAGATGAAGAAGGAAATATAATTAAAAAAACTTTAAAATCTTTAGAAAACGAAGAGAAACATTATTCAAAATATTATAGAAGACGTATTGTTAATAACCCTTAGAGTTAAAATCTAAGTATTGTTTTCTTAAAAATATTTAATGGATATCAAATTAAATTTAGATTCTTTAAAAGATTTAGAAAATGAAAATGTAAAAGTTGATGTTATTAAATTCCAAAAAATGCTACTTCTTTTTAATTCTATAGAGCAAGGATGGTCTGTAAAAAAGAGAAATGAATCTTATGTATTTACAAAGTCTCACGAAGGGAAAAAAGAAATACTTGAAGAATCCTATTTGTTGAAGTTTATGAAGACCAATTTAGATCTAAATAAAGTCATTTCTTAAATGTTTATATTCATTATTTATTTTTGTTTTTCGTGATTTATATTTTGATTTTGATTTAGATTTTGATTTTTATTGTAATTTATTTATTTTAATAAATGCTTTAGAAATAAAGAAATGTTTTTTATATTTTTGATAAATTATTGTAAATATAAATTTAATTATAACCATATACTAGACAAGTAAATTAAAGTATATGATTTTAAAAAAATATTTTATTATTTTACTTTTATAATTTAATTAATTAATTAATTTAATTAAATTATTTTCCAAAATTTTTTTTTCTTTAGCATCTATATAAATATGGGAGGTGGATTAATGCAGCTCGTTGCCTATGGCGCCCAAGACGTTTACCTTACTGGTAACCCTCAAATTACTTTCTGGAAGGTCACTTACAGAAGATATACTAACTTTGCTATCGAATCGATCGAGCAAACTTTCAACGGTCAAGCCGATTTTGGACGCAGAGTCCAATGTGTCATCTCCAGAAACGGAGACTTGGCTTACAGAACTTATTTACAAGTCACTTTACCCGAGATCAACCAACTTATGGGTCTCGGAAACTACACCACCAACGAAAACACTGGTGTCTATGCCCGTTGGTTGGATTTCCCCGGCGAGCAACTCATCGCCCAAGTTGAGGTCGAGATTGGTGGTCAAAGAATTGATCGTCAATATGGTGACTGGATGCACATCTGGAACCAACTCACAATGACAACTGAGCAACAACGTGGTTATTTCAAGATGATTGGTAACACCACTCAACTTACCTTCATCACTGATCCCTCTTTCGCTGCGGTTGAGTCTCCTTGTGACTCTGCCGCTCCCCGTCAAGTTTGCGCTCCCCGTAACGCTCTCCCTGAGACCACTTTGTATGTTCCTCTCCAATTCTGGTTCTGCACAAACCCCGGTTTGGCTCTCCCTTTGATTGCTCTCCAATACCACGAGGTCAAGATCAACCTTGATATCCGCCCTATTGACGAGTG